AGTCGTCAACAAAAGTAAAAAATACAAGCCCGTGACACGGGCTTGTTATTATTATGAAATTTTCACTTGTATTTGATAATTCAGGAGATGTCCTACCTTTTGATGTAGTACACAATCATGAACTGTTTGCATTTTTTGTTGAAAAAGCCAATGCTGCAGAACAAAATTCTTTTTTTAATGATCGAGTTTTGTTCAAGCAGCTGGATCAAAAGTTAACTCATTTGCATTGGGCATTGTCGAAAACCAACGAAGTGCTGTATGATTTAATTAAAAAATCTTTCAACCAGCAAGAACATTTGGTCAAATATCTTGACCAGGATTTTTTAAACATGACTCATTGCGAGTGGGTACATTCGCAAAAGTCTACAGTTGACATTGACACATTAAGATATAGTGCAGACAATAATCAAGCAAAACTTGGGAATACATTACACGATGTGTATCCAGATGAAATTCGTGTAATAAAAATTGCAGAGGCTCTAGAAAAGTTAGGATACATATATCCTTACGAAGAAGTTAATTTGGCTGTACACAGGCTTGAATCTAGTTTTACCAAAGTAAATTTAGAATTTAAAGCAGATCAAAAATGGAATGTATTTGATAATCCTTTTGTAGATACACTGTCATCAAACAACGACGTTGTGAATTTTTCTTTTGGTTATACCTATGTTGGTCGACAATACTATGACAAGTTTATTAATTTTGATACAAATTTAAAATGCGACGATCATTACAATTACGAACAACTTGAATTTGCATTTCAATTGAATCTAGCAAAACCGCAGACGATTCCCTACAGCAAAGAATACCTGACCTGGGCCGAACAAAACAACACCAGACCGATAACTACTCAATTACCGATTGCAAATTTAGAAAATATCGATAACAAGTTGTTTGACTATCGAAAGATACTTTACAGAAATTCTCGAGACAACAATCGAGCAAGAATATTTTTACACTAAGGACAAACATGGGAAAACCATTTGATATTTCAAAGTTCCGTAAGGAAATTACCAAAAGCATTGATGGCCTTTCGATAGGCTTCAATGATCCCACAGACTGGATCAGTACAGGCAACTATGCCTTGAACTATTTGATCTCTGGTGACTTCAATCGCGGTATTCCGCTGGGCAAAGTCACTGTGTTTGCTGGCGATTCAGGTGCAGGCAAAAGCTACATCTGTAGCGGCAACATTGTGAAGCATGCACAAGAGCAAGGCATCTTTGTTGTATTAGTTGACAGCGAAAACGCACTAGACGAAGACTGGCTCAAGGCTCTGGGAGTTGACACTAGCGAAAGCAAATTGCTCAAACTCAGCATGGCCATGATCGACGATGTGGCCAAAACAATCTCCACATTCATGATTGACTACAAGGCCTTGCCCGATGGCGAACGTCCCAAGGTATTGTTTGTGATTGACAGCTTGGGAATGTTGTTGACGCCCACAGACGTGAATCAGTTTGAAGCAGGCGAAATGAAAGGTGACTTGGGTCGTAAACCCAAAGCACTCACAGCCCTGGTTCGTAACTGTGTCAACATGTTTGGTAGCTACAACGTAGGTCTAGTATGTACCAATCACACATACGCAAGTCAGGACATGTTTGATCCTGATGACAAGATCTCCGGTGGTCAGGGCTTTATCTATGCTAGCTCTATTGTAGTAGCTATGAAGAAAATGAAGCTCAAAGAAGACGAAGACGGCAACAAGGTGTCTGAAGTCAACGGTATTCGTGCAGGCTGCAAGGTCATGAAAACACGTTACGCCAAGCCCTTTGAAGGTGTGCAGGTCAAAATTCCTTACACTACAGGCATGAGCCCTTATTCGGGACTTACAGATTTGATTGAGAAAAAAGGTATGCTCAAGAAGGAAGGCAACAGTCTTGTGTTTACCACAAGTGCTGGAGAGATCATCAAGAAGTTCCGCAAAGGTTGGGAACGCAACGACGACGGCTGCCTGGACACTGTGATGAGCGATTTTGGCAACATTCGAGAAACTGCCACAACCGAGGCCGAAAGCGAGGATGCAGAATGAGCTCTACAGTAGCAAGCGAAATCTGGAACGAACTCAAACGTTATGTCAACACAGTAGATCGTAGCGAAGCTGCCGAAACACTAGTAGCTGTGCTGATTGATCACGACGAAGATGTAGAAGACATCCGTGATGCATTCAAGCATGACAGCGATGTCAAGCGAGCACTCACAGCATATCTTGACAATGACAAAAACTACGAAGAAGACGAAGACATCGACGAAGACATCGACGATGACGACAACGAATCTGAATGGGAAGACTAAATGTGGTATGCCCGTGTAGTAGCGGACTTGTCCGCCATTCCTGACTTTGTGCAGCACTACGAGCGAGAGCTTGATGATGCCAAGCGTGATTGCAGGATTGGCGGAATTGTAGAAAAAAATATCACAGCTCTGCCAGGCATTACAGAACACAGATTTAACCAGCTGCAAGAAATTGAAGCTGTGTTGAATTACCTCAATATTCAGCTACGCAAAATTCGACGCAAACATTTTCAAAAGTATCTAGAAGGATATGCACGAGCATTGACCAGTCGAGATGCTGAAAAGTATGTGGACGGTGAGGACGAAGTGATTGATTACGAAACCATCATCAACGAAGTTGCATACTTGCGCAATCGTTGGTTGGGTATCATGAAGGGTCTAGATTCCAAGCAATGGATGGCTGGACATGTAGTACGACTCCGTGCAGCCGGCATGGAAGACATACAAGTCTAAAAAATACGCAGGCACAGGTTCAACTGATACATATTGTATTGGAGAATCATATGAAACCCACAGCATTTGTTACAGGCATGACAGGGCAAGACGGCCCATACCTAGCTAAATTATTAATTGAAAAAGGCTACCATGTGTATGGCCTTGTTAAACGTTATTCAAATCCCAATCTTGACAACATCAAATGGTTAGGGATTGAAAATGACATTGAACTTATCACAGGTGACATCACTGATGAGAACAACATGAATCACATCATGCAAAGCGTCAAACCACAAGAAGTCTATAATCTTGCGGCTCAAAGTTTTGTTGGCATTAGTTGGGAGTTGAACAAACTCACGACAGAAGTAAACTGCATGGGTCCGTTGAATTTACTCAATTCGATTCGTCAGCACAATCCCAATGCAAAATTTTATCAAGCATCCACATCAGAGATGTTTGGCAATGCCACGGAACCTGGCCTGCAAGGTGAAACCACACCATTCCGTCCACGATCACCATATGGCGTGAGCAAGTTGTATTCACATTGGATGACTATTAACTTTCGTGAAAGTTATAGTTTGTATGCTTGCTCGGGTATCTTGTTCAATCATGAATCGCCCTTGCGTGGTCGTGAATTTGTCACTCGCAAGATTACAGATGCAGTGGCACGTATTAAATTGGGCCTAGCAAATGATGTTACCTTGGGCAATCTAGACAGTGCTCGTGACTGGGGATTTGCCGGTGACTTTGTGGAAGCTATGTGGTTGATGTTACAGCAAGAAAAAGCCAGCGACTATGTGATTGCTACTGGACAACAACACACTATTGGTGACTTGTGTCGTGTGGCATTTGAACATGCAGGAATTCACGAATGGAAACACCTAGTAAAAAGTGATCCGCGATTTAAACGTCCAGCAGAACTTTACAGTTTGCGTGGAGATAGTGCTCGTGCTAGAGAACAGTTGGGGTGGAAACCACGTACTGACTTTGAAACCATGATACGTGACATGGTTGATGCTGATATCAAAAGACTAAGCGTCTAAACGGCAATCCTGATCTAATTTCCTCCACAGTCCACTCGGTGTGCGCCAGTTGTTCTAGCCATACACTGCGATCAGGATGTGGAGGATTTTCTATTTGTGATAAGTCCCAGTTGGCGACGGTACTGGCTAAACTGTCTGGACCAACGAACACTGGCACACCTGCCATCAATGCTTGCGGACCCGGCCCCGAGTTCCAATTTAGCACACAGTGAGCACTATTTAACACTCGATCAAAATCAAAGTCATCGTAGCTGCCAAATGTAAATTTAGGTTTGTCGATCAAACACCCTTGTGGCATTGGACAAGTTCCTCGGGGATGAGGACGAATTACAATGGGGCGATTGCTGTGTTGTTTGATTTCTTTTACAACCTTGGCTAACCATGCATTTATGCCAGGCAATCCTGCCCATTGCTGACTGTCATGTCGTTGCATGGCTATCACAATGTTTGCGCCAGAACGCCAAGGCTTAAGGCCAAGACCAAGGGTAGCCGCACGATTGGCAACGAGATTATTGAAGTTATAACTGCCAACACCAGTACCGTTAACGCCGATCTTCCAAGTTTGTCCTCTCTGTATCATGCCAACTTCGGCAACAATTACTGGCTTGCCCTGACGCCTAAATGCTTCGTAAACTTCTTGATTGGGACGCATACGCCCTGTCCACAGCATACTCCATATCACAGCCACATCCGCTGTAAGGTCGTGATAAACCACCGTGTGTCCTTGGGCAACCAGTCCCTGAGCAATAGCTTGAAAAACTGGCACTGAGTTTTTGGCACCAAAATTATTAAACAGACTGATCTTCATTGTGATTAAATAGTTATATATGCACAAAATAAACTCACACTGGTATTCGTCCGAACCGCTCAATGGTTTCTTCAGTGAACGCTTGCAAGACGTTGTGGACGTACATTACCAACAACGATATCGATATTACGTTTATCAGAACATACCTCGCAAGCGTACCATGATCGACATCGGTGCCAACATTGGGATCTTTGCCAAACCTTCAGCAGAACTGTTTGAACGTGTGATATGCTTTGAGCCTGTTCCTAAGAATTTTGAAGTGCTGGAGAAAAATTTAGAAAACTACAACAATGTTGAACTCCACTGCTTAGGCATAAGCAATCAGCCACAGACTGCTAAGTTTAGCATGAAAACTTTGAAATGTGGGCAAAGCCAACAAGTAACAGAATACTCTGATGATCCTGAATATGAAAATTTTGACTGTACATTAGTTACACTGGATCAGTACAACTTTGACCGTGTAGATTGGATCAAGATTGACGTTGAAGGATTTGAAGATGCTGTGTTAGAAGGCAGTCGCGAAACAATTCGTCGCAACAGACCTTGGTTGCTGTTGGAAGACAATGGCAAGCGAGATCAACATCAACAATGGTTAAATGACTTGTGTGGCCCTTATGAGCCTGCCCTGGTCAAAAGCAAAACAAACACAATATGGATACCCAAATGAAATATGCAGTTGTCACAACATTCAATGCCAGCGGGTATGACCGCTATGCCAGTCGCATGATTGACACGTTCTTGCAAAACTGGCCCAAAGAAATTGATCTATACGTTTACACTGAAGACTGTGCAATACGGCAAATCGCACCAAATCTGCATGTTAGAGATTTGCATGCTGTGAGTCCTGAAATTGTAGCATTCAAACAGCGTTGGGGTAATGATCCACGTGCTCGTGGCTTGGTAGCAACTGGTCCAGCAGACCGTAAAGGCAAAGCACCAGGCATGGGTTTTCGTTGGGACGCTATTAGATTCAGTCACAAAGCATATTCAGTGTTTCACTCTGCGGCCAATTGTGACGCTGATGTACTATTTTGGATGGATGCAGACATGGTGTGCCACACACCTATTACTGAAGAATTTATTACCAGTCAAATGCCGCCCAAGATTGGCCTGGCATACCTAGGTCGTGAACGCAAGTTTAGTGAATGCGGCCTGTACGGTATGAACCTACGGGATACTGTTACACTAGCGTGGCTCAAAGAGTTTCAATTGGCCTATGATTCAGGACGTCTTATGACCATGGCTGAGTGGAACGACTGCTGGGTGTTTGATGAAACTCGTAACGAAGTGCAAGCCACGCACCCTAAATGGCGTCAACTAAACTGGAGTGCAGGATTGATCAAAGGAGAAGGACACCCGCTAATCAACACTGCTTGGGGTGCTTACCTTGACCACCTCAAAGGCAAGCGCAAAGAAACTGGTCGTAGCATGGCCAAGGATCTTATACAACCACGCACAGAAGGTTATTGGTCTGCTTGATATTCAGCCTTGCTGTGCTTGGCCTTGTAGTGTATAAGATACTCACCTAGTACTGTGTGTGGCAAGGGTGTTTTGTAAGGCTTGGCAAATCCTTCACACAAATCATACACTGGTGCGTCAGCAAGATTGATTGCGGCACCAAACACATCATTGTCGTAGAATCTGCGCAGGTCCGCATGATCACGTTCAACATAGCGTCTACGATACTCGTTTCTAAACGCATTAAACTTTTCGTGCTGGGTGTTTACGGCAAACACACCTGTTTCGGGCACCAACCATGATCCAGGATTGCCTGACTTATCTTGAGTATAGGTTACTCCCATGTACATGGCAAGATCTTCTGATCGCATGCAGTCCAATATTACATGGGCTGGAGGCGACTTTATTGTAACAACATCAGCATCTAGCCACAAGATCCAATCTGCAGTGCTGTGATACATAGCATGTATAAAGCTAAATGCTTTTTTACTGAATTTTTTAACCTGCACACCGTACTCGGTATCTGCTTGCAATCGTGTATACGCCGGGTCAACTTTGTGATCAAAGTCAATTTGTTTGATTCTCTCATGTGGATCCAATTGAAAACCTTCGGTATAACAGGTAAAGGTGAATTGCGGATCCCATAATTCCAAAAAGCTAGATACACAATCTTTGCCAATAAGATCGTAGTAACGTTTATCAAAACTGGTTATAATTTCTATCATTTTTCTACAAACTTTCTCATATGTGCCCATGCTGTACCATCTCTAAGTTCATGATGGCTCCAGTGAAATTGACTGATTCGTTGTGCCCATGCAGATCGATCGGGCATGAACGGAGTTTCAATTTTGTCAAGTCTGGTTTCTGCTATTTCTCGAGCTTGACTACGTTCCGGGTCTGTTACAAAAACAGGGATGCCTTCTATGGCCGCACCCACAGCAGGACTTGAATTGTGATTGACCACGGCCCAGCAATTTTTCAAATCTTGTTCCAGCGAGGTGTCGGGTGCGCTGAGTTCAACATTGAGTAGTCTGCGGCCGATACACAGCTTCATCAATCGGTCGCAATACTTCTTGGCTCGTTTGTCGCCAGGGTGCGCACGTATGCGTATGGGTCTTTTGGTATATCGACGTAATTGCATTATGGTGTGCATGGCCCAGTCTATTACTTCAAATCCGCCCATGCTCCATCCACCGTCGCGTTGCAAACACAATAGGATGTGGTTGCCTTGTGTGCGCCAAGGTCGCAGATTTATGTTGAGATTTTGTTGTACAGCCAGCCAACGACCTGGGTCGGGTGCAGTATCACAGTAATTGCCAGTGTTTGGGAACACACCATCAAAACTGTAGCGCAACCAGTAACCAGGATTGGTTTTGTCTTTGTACAAGAAAAGATTGCTGTCAGCAATCACAGTGCGGCCATTGTGGCCTCGCTGGCCATCTAGTATTTGTTGTCTCAGTTGCAGGTGCGGAGCACTTTTGCCATGCTCGTGTACCCAGCCCAGTATCACTGCTACATCACTAGGCTGATAGTTAAAGTCGTCAACGATGACTCCTTCATCACCACAGGCCTGTACACCTTGAACAAAAAACTTCAAAGTATTAAGTTTGTCTGTAGCAGCCCTTAGGCTTTCTTCAGAGGTGTACTGTTCTTTTCTTGGCAACGTGGCAATATAACTTACTACTTTCATTGTTCTTGCATCATTCTAAAAGCGGTACCATCACGCAATTCTCTCACGTGATATTGTCCATAAGCCATGCTGTGGCACCATGCATCCAGCGTGTCTCGGTTGGCCCAGACTGGATTTTCGATCAGACTCAAATCCTTGCTGGCCACTGGTTCTGCCACATGGCTAGGAGCCAAAACAAATGCAGGCACACCAGCAAATATTGCCTCTACTGCCGCAACACTATTGAATGTAACCAAAGCATGTACATCATTGGCCAGCACTTGATGCAACGGCGCAGTAGTCACACGATCAATTCGTTTAGGTGCTCGGTGTCTAATTTCAACGGGACGATCTGTGTATTTTTTTAATTCAGCAACAGTTTGCTCAACCCATTGTTGTTGATCAATACCGTAATACCTGCAGGGTTTTTCGTCAGGTGCTGCCACAATAATTTTTCTACCAAACTTTCTTGGTTGCAAATTGACACCTAATGATTGCCATCTGTCAGCAGGCCTTGGCACAATTGTTTTGTGTTGTAAATCATTACGAACAATGCGATGATAAAGTTTATTACCCATGCGATTGAGGCTACTGATGTTGTTGCCCACATAACCAGAATCCACATAGTAAAAATCATTGTGACCTTCTAGGCACTTTTTCATAATTTTATACTTGAGGATGCCACGCATGACCGGAGTCATCCCGTCCATTAGTACATCATATTTGTAGTCAAAAAAGTCTGTGTCAGTGGGCTCTTGCCCGGCACTTTTGGCCAGCATGTTGATGTACTCATCCTGGTTGCCTTTGCTAAGGAAAATAAACTTGGTCATATGATATCTCTTTGTAGACAGTAATCTGTGAGCATGTGTTCTTTGTGCCACTCTTCGCCTTGCGGTGTAGTAGCAAACTCATGAAAGCAAGGTGTGCCTAGTGTATAGTGTAGCAATTTGGCATCTGGATTAGGACCGTATTCGTCGGGTAGCCAATTCCATTCAGGCGGCAATTCACCTATGCGAGCATCATCTAACCACGAGAAGCGGTGGAGCTCACTGCCTGTGGATTTTTGGACGAACTCGGGAGTAAGTTGCCTGTTAGGAAAGCTATTACAATTCCACAGAATAACACTAGACCAATTTTTTCGAGGATAGTTTTCATTTCGTGCTCCTAGATATTTTACAGGCATGCGTGTTTGGTAATCATGTTTGACTACCATCACATCCATATAGGGATTTTGTAATTCCCATAACTTCACAATATCATCACGTACAATCATGTCGCCGTCAATGAAGACTGCCCAACCTGTGTATTCTTGCAGGTGAGGCACAAGGAAACGAGTATAGATAAAGTGATTGCTGCCATCAGTGTGTGTTTCTTCGTAGTCTCGAAACAAGTTCAAGGCCACAGGAATAATAGCCACAGGCTTTGATGCATGTCTTATGATTGAGTTAGCACAGGTATGAAAAGCAACAGCCTCTCTTGGATCATACCCAACGTAAATTGGAATGGCTTTCATCGGCGCTCGATGTCTTCTTCCACACAGTTCTCGCCAAACTGAATTTCAATTAGTCGAAGAGGTTGATCAGTTTCGTTGCACAGCATGTGCCACTGATTTTTGGCAATCCAAATATGCTCATGCACTCCGAAATGACCAACAAGATCGTGGTCACTGGAATTATCCAAAGTGTACACTGCGGCTTCGCCTTCTGCCACAAACCAAAACTCAGCACGTCGATCATGTCGTTGCATACTTAAACAAGTCTTGGGTGCTACTGTGAGCTCTTTGAGTTTGGTATTTGCCCCAACTTCGTGTAGCACACGATAGTATCCCCAGGCACGACCAGTCTTGGGTTTTTTCCAGTCTTCCAGTATCCATGAACTGGAGTTCATTTTGTTTTCGCCGCCTACTCCGAACACAAACTCCACATCATCAATGACCATTTCAGGAATGTTATCCTTTGTGCGATCGCCACCGTTGGCAAACACAATTTGATCGTTAGGATAACGTGTTTTCAGCAGTCGAATAGCATCACAACTTGACCCATCATCATCGTTATAAACAACAACTTCATCCACAATCTTCAATGCATTGACCAATTCGAATCTCTCATTCATAGGCATAAATGGCCTGCCTTTTTTACGACTAAGCCATTCGTCTGAATTGAGTCCAACTATGAGTTTGTCTCCTAGTTTTTTTGCTGCCTGAAAGTAGGCAAGATGTCCGGAGTGTATGGGGTCAAACCCACCTGTTACAAGTACAATTTTCATGCTAATATTTATAGACTAATATAACGGTAAATACAAAATGAATCACTTTTATCAAACCATAGATGGTTTTATGAGCCACAAAAACACAGTGATGTTGGACATTGTGCTAGATCAATTTCCTACTGGAGGCACTTGGGTTGAACTGGGCTCCTGGACTGGTAAGAGTGCGGCTTATTGTGTTGTTGAACTTTTAGCTAAAGACAAACTAGGCAAGTTTTACTGTGTCGATACCTGGGATGGTGGTATAGAACTTGCCGACCGTGCCGATAAATTGGAAGAAATCTTCTTTGCAAACATACGTCCTATTCAACATCTAGTGACTCCTGTGCAAAGTTTAAGTTGGGAAGCGGCTAAACAATTCAAAGACAACTCTGTTGATTTTTGTTACGTTG